CCGTGGCGCCGTCGAGGCTGCCGTTGGCCGCGAGGGCTCGCGGCGTGATAACTGTGCGCGGCATGTTTTCTTGCTCCGATCAGGTCTGCGACGCGATAGCGGTCGCGATCGCCTCGGGACGGACCAGCTTCGAGCCGTACAGCAGCAGGCCCTTGACCGCGTCGGCGAACTTGGCCTCCGGCCGGTAAGCCTCGGTCTTGTTCACCTGCTCGGCGAAGCTGATGCCGGCGTTCGTGCCGGCCAGAACGGCGTAGTCGTCGCCGGTCACCAGGGGAGCGTTGTTGCTCGCCATGATGGTGAATCCGGCCGCTCGGCCCACCACGCCGTTGCGCAGCGTCTCGGTGGAGCCGGACGCGTCGGCGCGGACGAACCGGTCGTCACGCAACGCCCGGCCGTGAAGCCACGGCGGGACGATGCAGAACCGGCCCTCGGTGGGCACGTTGGCCTCGTCGAGCTTCACCTTGAGCGGCACCAGGACGCTGTCGTAGAACGCGGTCGGTGTGCCGGTCGGGACCGCCACGGTGCCGACCTGGTTGGCGGCCTGCGCGCCGGTGTAGAGCGCGACGATGAACTGGTCGACGGTGTCGGCGAGCTTGTACGCGGCGCGGCGCATCGCCTCGGGGATCACGTTCCCCTTGGCCTGCCGGGCGTCGACGTCGTCGACGTAGAAAGCGAAATACTTAGCCTGGTCGATGACCAGTGTCCGCTGCGCGTCGGTCAGCTCCTCGGGAGTGATCGTCGTCGAGTTCGGCGTGTAGGTGCCGATCGTCGGGTCGCCGATCGAGGTGATCCGAACCGTGTCGCCCGCGTCCTGGATGTCGCCCTCGTAGTCACGGTTGACGACCATCGGGCCGCCGTAGACCAGTGCCTTGCGAAGCGCCACCAGCAGGTTCGCGGACCAAATCTGCGGCCGGAACTGGGTGATTGCCATTGGAGATCCTTCGGGTTATCTGATCCCGAGCAGGTCGTTCAGCTGGCCCTTCTCCTGGGCGTCGACGATCTGTTCCGGGTTCATGCGGGATAGGTCTGACTCGGTGAGCTGCGGAACCGAGGTGCCTGCCCTCGCCCCGCCGTCTGCCCCGGCCGCGAAACGCGGCGGAGCGGTCGGCGCCTGGCCGTTCGTGTAACTGGGATTGCGCTCCATCGCTGCCTTCACTGCCTCGCCGAGCGCGGTCGCGAACTCGGGCGTTCCCGGGTCCGCTTCGATGCCGTCGAGGGACTGGATGAACGACAGCGAGTCGAGCAGCGCGGCGGCGTGCTGCGGCGCTGTCTTGTAGAGCGCGAGTTCGACGCCGGATCTCCAGGCCGCGTCCTGCGCGTCCTCGATCTGTTCGGCGAGTACCGCCGGGTCGGTCGTGTCGGGCGCGAGCCCGAGCAGACGCGCCATCTCGGCGGTCAGCTGCGTGCGTGACGTTGTGTCCTGCGCCCGTTCCTGCTTGAGGCGGGAGTTTTCACCGCGCAGGCTCTCGACGAGATTCCATGCGCGCTGCGGGTCGAACGGCTGCCCGTCGCGTTCCCACGGCGGCGCCGCCGTCGGGGGCTGCGCGGGTGGTGTCGCCGGCGGGGTTGTGCCCGTCGGCGGGGTTGCGGGATCCGCCGGCGCGCCTGGCGCCGGCTCGGATGGTGCGGTCATACGGGTGCCCCTCCTGGGAGCGTCAGTAGCCGGACGAGCCGGCTTTCTCCGCGCGGCGGCGACCCGCCGCTGCGAGCTGCTGGAAGCGCCGTTTGCCGTGCTTACGGCGGCCGACGAACGCGGCCAGCGCCGGCGACTTGCCGGACTTGGTTAGCGCCCGGAACCGGTCACCGGTGCCGAGTTTCGGACGGTCCACAGTCGACCTCCGGGCATGACAAAGGGCCCGCCAGCTGGCGGGCCCTTCTGCGTTTAAGTGAGCTATTCGGTTGGGGGCTCAGCGCTTGAAGACGTAGTAGCCGTTGCCGTAGCCGTTGAGCTGCTCGAAGATCGTCGGGTCGGGGACGTCGTCCTCGCGCCACCGGCGGATAAGCAGCTCAAACCCAGGGTCGCTGAATACGAGCTTGCCATCGACAAGGCTGATCGTCTTTCCGGTGTCGCGCTCGGGGTGCAGGTCGAAAAGCCGCAGGACATTGCTCGGTGCCGTCATGGCCTCCACCTCCTCTCCGAACCGCGTCGTGTGACCCCAAGTGTAAACCCTCGGTGTCAAGCGGGCAGGCCGAGCCGCCGCGCAAGCCGTTCGACCAGATACTTCTTTGTCGGCCGGTCCGGCATCCGCCACCTCGGGACTCCGTCACGGACGAGCATTTCGATCAGCACCTTGTTCGGCTGACTCGCAAGGACGGCCATCGCCGCCGTGTCGCTGCCGCGCTGCTTCCGCACGTCTACGAGGTTCCGCGCGTCGCGGGCGCCTGTGATCGTCCCGACACCCTTCGGCAGACGCTTCGGCGCGGCCCGCTTGCGCACGAGCCGCACGGGCGCGCCGAAAAGGGCAGCCCGCCGTGCGCTCATTGCTGCCCGAGGAGAGAAGGGAGCGCCGGGATTCTGCCCGACAATGCGCGGCGCACCGGCCGGGGGTGCGACGGGGGCCTGCGACTGTGTCAGGCGGGCCGGCGGCAGACGCCGCACCATCACGCTCAGCGGTTCCTGCAGCTCCCGCTGCAACGTCGCCGCCGACACCTTCGGGCCCCGCTCGCCGGGTAGCCGGGCTGGAGTACGTCGACGCGGCACGAACGTCTGACCGGGCGACCAGTGCAGCGCTTCGATCAGCGCCGGCCGGTCCAGGGTCGGGTCGACTCCTCGGGCCCGCGCGACGATCTGCAGCACCTCGGGCGGCTGCGCGCGCAGGACTCGTAGCTGGTCCGCGACTGACATCTCGCGAAGCTGAGCCCACTTGCCGAGGAGGTGCGCAGCCCGTTCGGCCGGCGGGTTACGGGTGGCGTGCTGGCCGATGGCGTCGAGCCGGGCGAGGGAGAAGTCGAGCCACTTGCCCCGGCCGAGCCGTTCAAAGTCGGGCCGTAGCGCTTCGAGTTTGGCGCGGATGTCGGCGACCTGGCCGGGGCTGAGGTCGTTGTCTGTCCACTTGCCACCCCAGCCGCCCGACCGGGTGAACCGGGCGACGAACCCGTGCGTCATGTGTTGCGCTTCGGCGGGATCCTGGCCCCGACGGACGACCATCCAGGCGAGGCCGTGGTCGATACCGTGGATGTCAAGGTCGCCGCCCTGGCCGACCATCCAGTTCTGATTGTGACGGTCGTGGTTGCCCACCAGCAGGTCCAGCAGGCCCATCATCAGGCCGTCGTGGCTCTCCAGAACGTGACGCGGCGGCGGGTCGCCCACGCCGATACGGAAGTGCGTATCGGCCCGCTTCCCTTCGACGAACTCCATGTAGATTTCGGTGTCCGTGTGGCGGTAGACCGCCGGGACGGGAACGCCGAACGCGCGACCCACCATCGCGGCAAGCTGCTCGGAGTCGGCCTGATCCTCGGGGCTGTGACCACCCCAACCATGCAAGCCGACCTTGACGACCGCCTTGCTGCCGTCATTGAACTCGACCAGCTCGGTGCGTCCGACGGCGCCCTGAGCGAGCATCGTGCGCCCGCCGGGTTTTTCGCCGGACGCGATGCCTGCCCGGATGCGGGCGATCGCAGGTTCCTGCCCGGCGCGGTGGTACTTCGTCTCGCCGTCGAACGCTGGCGCGGCTTTCTTGGCGACGGCGGGTGCGCTCGCGGCGCGCGGTCCGCTCTTGTGGGTGCCGGCGAGCGCCCGGATGGAGGGCGGGACGTCGCCGGCGCCGCGTAGGCGGATCGGCCTGCCGGCGGCGAGGTGCCTTTGCTGGTTGGCCTGCCCGGCGTTGAGGACGAGTGCCCACACCAGCCGGCCGCGCTCGTCGACTTGGGGAGCCCACGCCGTCGGCTGCGGCTTGACGCCGCGCCGGCGGGCGAGCACGTCGATCACTTCGGGCTTCTGGCCTCTAAGGAACTTGAACGCGTCGATGCCGTGCATTTCCCCGATGTCTGCCCACCGGGCCTCGAGCCGATCGGCCTGCCGGGCGGCTGCCACCGGACGCGACCCGCGCATCGCCTTCGCTGGCGCCGGTGAGGCGAGGCTAGATGTGTAGGGCGACTTCGCGCCGGCGCTGTCGGCGCGGAGCGCGCCGACGATCGACTTCGTCGGCTGGCCGCGTCTGACCTTGACGCCGCGCTTGCGGGCGTGAGCGAGCAGCCTCGGCCGTTTCCACGCCATGCGCGGGTCGGCGGTGCGGCTGCCGGGCTTCATAACGGAGGGGGTTTGCTGCCTGATCCCGCCGCCGGACAGCATCTTGATGATGGCGTGCAGGATCGACGACTTGCCGATAAACTGGCCGCCCTCGGTGAAGCCGCGCGGGGCGTGCAGGGGCTTCTTGCGTGGCACACCGAGCGCCCGCGCGGCACGGCCCATGTCGCCTCCCCTATCGGATGTAGTCGTGTAAACGCAGCAGCCGCACAGCTTCGGCGCGGTCGCCCCGGGCCTCGCGGTAAATCTGGCGCGGTGTGATGCGCGGCCGGCGGCCGGCGGCCTCGTACGTGTACTGGCGCCCGCCGGCGACGTACAGCCCGCCACGGTGAATGTTCGTGACGGCGGCGATGTCTGCCCCGTCGGCGATGGCCTGCTGCTCAGCTCGGGACCAACCGGCCCGGGACCGCTCTTTCGGTGTGAGCGCCGCGTAGATGTCCTGCGGCGACGGCACGTCGGCGACGTTGACGTCGGCGACCGGGACCATGCCGCAGTCGCAGTCCGGGTGCCGCTCGAAGCCTTCCGACCACTTGTAGATCCGGCCGGCGAGGATGATGCACCGGGCGCACGTGGGCCCGACGATCAGGCGTATGTAGCCCTCCACTGCGGGCTCGGATGTGAGCGCGACCCCCACTGCGGCCCGGCTCGCGTCGGCGACCTCAGTGCGGACGATCGTGTCGAGCTGGTGCGCGCCGAGGCGCAGCGCCTCGTCGACGGTGCGGCCCGACTTGATAGCCGACAGTGCGGTGATGGCCGGCTGGTAGAGCAGCTGCTCAAGGCTGCGGCCGTCGGCTGCGCCGGCGAACGACTCGGGCACCAGCTCGTAGGCGGCCGGGCTTACGACGCTGGCCGCGACGTACGGCTGCGCGGTGCGGGCGGCGGCGACCTGCGCGCCGGCGACCGCTGCGGCCGTGGCCGGCACGCGGCGGCTCCACGAGCCGGCGATGTCGGCGACGTCCACAGTGGCCCACTGCCGGGCGGCGATCGCGGCGGCGGTGCCGAGCAGCAGCTGCCGCTGCAGCCGGTGCGCTTCGGCGTCGGCTTGCAGGAACGCCCGACGGGCGGCGGCGTCTGCGGACAGGAACCTGCGACGAGCTGCCGCGTCGGCCGACAGGAACCTGCGGCGTTCGGCGGCGTCGTCGTCGAGATACCGCCGGCGGCGGTCGTCAGTCTGCGTCGGCACCGGCTGCCGCCGGCTGGATGCTCGGCGCCTTCGGCTTGCCCTGCTGCGAGCCGAGCGCGTCGACGGCCTTGCTGAGCGGATCCTCCGCCAGCTCCTCGTCGCGCATCTGCATCAGCCGCTCGATCTCGGGCGCGGACAGGCCGTACCGTTCGGCGATCCACCGGAACGGGAACCCGACCGTCTTGAGCTTCGCCAGCGCGTCGACGAGCTGCGCCTCGGACCGGTTTTCGGCGTCTTTCCATTTGACGACGCCGGTGCGGCACTGGTCGGCGACCTTGTCGTCGCCTCGCACGAGCGCGAACAGCCGGAACACGTCACGCGTCGACGGGCCAAGGAACAGCTGCGCCTCGCCGACCTTCTGCACCAGGCCGGTTTCGGCGGCGCGCATACCGTCGGCTGACACGTTGACCATGCCCTTGCCGAGGATCAGGTAGTGCGGCGGTGTGCGGGTCTGCGCCGCGATGTGCGCGACGCCGGTCTCGACGACGCCGGAGAAAACGTCCAGCCGCGCCGCTTCCCATTGGGAGATCTTCGTGTTCTGGCCGGTGAGCCACAGGATGCGATCCTCGGCGAGCTTTTTCATGTCGACGGGCCGTTCGCCGACCTGCACGCCGTTGTTGTCGAGCACCGGGATCATCGGCGGGTCCTGG